ATCAGACTTGAGGCTTCCATTGTCCATCTGAGGTCAGTACGTACCACGCTGGCGCGCACTGCTTGGCCTTGACCTTCTCGACGCACATATAACCGCCCCAGCCTTTACCGGTTTTAGCTGATGTTCCTTCTTTCCAGATCATGTGACCATGAGCGCACATCGGAGCAGCAGCTACTTGTACGCCTCCAAGAGTTCCCTTGATCTCATCGAGGGCAGTTCCGAGAGTCGGAATACCAGCCTGTTCTGCCTCTTCACGTGTTTTAAAGGATGGGACGTCTCCGTGCTTTGTGTTCCAGTAATCGTAAGCCACCGCAGAATCTTGAACAATCTGTGAATCGATTTGCTCGACCTGTTGCATATTCTGGACTGTCGGACGCTTATCCGTACCTAACACCAAGCCAGCGCAGCGGCCAATCGCGGAGGTACAAGTGTCTTCAATAAACCATTTTTTCATCTGGACGTTGTAGGTGTTTACGTTGCCGAAGGCGTAGTCGATACCGGCTGGCTCATGATCTTCGTAGTTGCGATAGATCCGGCACTCGACTAGCACGTAGCCCTTCTCAAGATTGACGTCCATAATCGAAGTGTGGATTTTGCCCTTTGGATAGGTAGCCCAGAATCGTTGAATCCTTGCAGCTACATCCTCGTAGTTATCTAAGAAGCTCACTTTGTGACCGCCTTAGCTGAGATGTGGCGTGATACAGATCGTCCGCGACGATAGCCCTCGCGCTGGCCTTCTTTGTAGCCTATTGAATAACTTACGACCGCCCAGAGAATACAGGCGATAGCCATTAGGACGAATAGTCCCAGTTCACTTGTTGTCATTTTGCTCCCGTGGGAGCCTTGTCGAATGCTCCCAGATACAGAGTGACATCGATGGCTGACATTTTCAAGATTGGCCTCGGCGTGTCTATTTCTTGAGAGCGATCTCCAGCAGTATTTGATCTAAGCGTGCCTCAATCCGAGAAACTTGATCCTTCAGGCTGTTGCCACCATTGGGAGATAGTTCCCGCATGATCGACTTCACCATGAATCTCATTGACGAATAGATGGCAGTAAGCAGCGCAATAACAAGCCCACCTACCGCCGTCCATTCGCCTACGTTCACTTCTTCGAACCGAGAACGTCGTTTGGATTAGCCCAGCGCGTAAGCATTGGCACTATTCCAGCGACAAGCCCCATTGCTAAATCTTTTGGATTTGTATTGCCAGTAAGATAAACGGCCAACATTCCGGCCACTGATGATCTAGCCCATGATGCAGCTAGTGCTTTATATTGCGCGCTCAATTTGAGTCCGCCCAGGTGATAACGTTAAAAGTAAAAGACGGTGTAGTTCCCTCTATAACGTAAACTACACGTAAGTTATCTGTAAAGGCACTTGTCAGGCGGATTACTTCTCTAGTTACTCCGCTTGCTGTGGCGAAAGTAGCGATAGTGTTGTAATTAGTACCGTCCACCGTATCTTGTACAGCTACGCTAAGTGATGGCAAAGTACCACTAGCTGCCGTTACATTTAATTGTAAAACTAATTGTCGTGCCGCTGCAAAACCTGTAACCGCTGTACCTGCCGCTGTAGTAGTTCTTGCAGCTGATGTTAAAAGTGTGACAGTGCTTGCAGGTATATTCGCTTGTTGAATATCACTCATTTCTTCTTCTCCTTTTTTGGCTTTGCCTGTGGAAGTGGCTCGACCACTGGATATTCTCCTGCATAAGGGACGAGCTTTGGCCTAGCGAAACCGACGATTTCCTTGCCCATATACCGGCGCTTAATCATTACCATTCCGCCGTTACGTTGATCTCCATCGCCGGACGTGTTGCCTTCGATGCACAGCACGCTTGTCTGGCCTACTTTAACGACGATTCCGATGTGGCTTATTCGATCGATGCCATCGTGTGGAAAGTCCATGAAGCAGAGATCGCCTAGCTGCGGCTTATCCTCAATCCAGCGACCAAGCTCTTTCATCTTGTGAGCACCAGCAGCCGTTGAAACCATCGATGTGATCTTGACCTTAGCTTGATCGAAGCACCAATTCACAAATGATCCGCACCATGGTAAGCCGTCGGCCTTTGTGAACTTGCCATACTTCGTCAGATTGTCGCCTTCTTCAATCGTGCCGACTTCAGCTAGTGCAACTTCAATAATCCGAGCAGCAGTGCCTTCTGGATACATTAGAGCCCAAGTGCCTTCGGATCTATTCCTAAAGCCGTTAGTTTCTCAGCAGCATCGACTTTGGCAGTTTCTACCGCTTCGGCTTCTGCCAGTCTTGCCTGTTTAGCAAGACGATTTGCAGCCCATTCAGCCACTGTTACTTCATATTCGTCAGCAGTTAATTGTGTATAGCCAGATTCTTCATCGCCTACTTGAAGAGTCAGATTTTCTTCTTTGATTACTTCAATCATTTCATTGAGTGTTGTCATTATGCTTTCGCCAATCCATAGATAGATAACGTTCCTGTAATGTTTGATGATCCGCTAAACAACACAAAGCCTGTGTATGTTCTAGCCGTTGATGCACCGCCTTGTGAAATTGAACCTTGACCATTTTCACTCGAAAAGTATTGTCCATTTAATGTTGCCATTTCTGAAGCATTACCGACTAGATTTACATAAAAATAACCACAACCTGGTGCAGCAGTAGAAGATGAATCACGAGATAATCGCAACTGATTTGCCCCGTTTGATGGCTCATTTGCGACAGTAGTATTCAAATAACTGGCATATATTGAACTTCCGTAATATCCACCGACTTGTTGCGTGTTTGTTGAATACATAAATCTTAAAAATAAATCGTCACCACTTGTTGCTGCATATAGTGACTCAATAACAAATAAATAATTATAATAACTTGAAGTGAAAACGCCAGCAAATTCTTGTGTTGCTACATTGGAAAACGATGTTCTTGAAATAAATGTCATTCCGCTTGCCGCAGCTGCCGGTGTCGCCCAAGCTGGAGCGCCCGACGCGACTGTAAGCACTTGACCCGTTGATCCAATACCTAGACGATTAAAAGTTCCTGAACCAGTGCCTTTAATTAAATCGCCAGCCGTCGTGATTGCAGTTGCCATTGAATTAGTGACTGTAACATCTCCTGAAGTGCCTCCGCCAGAGATACCTACGCCAGCAGTAACGCCAGTTATGTCTCCGACTTGTGGAGTGACCCACGTAAAGTCCATACTGGTATTAGATGTCTTCGATAAGACTTGACCAGTTGTGCCTCCAAGCAGCTCTGACATCGATGTGTCCACGGCTTGGCCAAAAGTGTTAAAATCAGCTGGAAGATTTGTAACGAGCGAACTGCTCGTCGGCATGACCCAGCCGAAGTTTGTAGTTGGATTGGCCATCGTTTCTCCTTAATTGACGACTAATGCGTCTGCATAGTCAAGTGTAGGGCTGAGCGTGTTGAAAGTTTCGGCGACACTTACATCTTGCCATTCCATAGCCTGGAGTGAGAAAGGCAGCGGAGACACGATCAAAGTCACCGATAGTTCATTAAACGAAGCCTGGAATCGCCAGCCCTCTACAAAGCCCAAGAAGTTTCCAGACTGCATATTTGCCGGCAGATTAGAAAGTGAGATTGGCTGACCCATAAATACGTTGATGAGAGCGTCTCTATCTGCGTCATCGACCTCCGGATTTGTTAGGGCAAAAGTGATCGACTCCAAGAATGCCTGCGGCTGGGCTCTGAGCGTTAAATAGAAATCGGCCTGATCATTGGCGTCGGCTGCGTGTTCCAGCGAGGTTGTAATCTGCTGAGCCAGTTTTCCGTATAGTCCGATTGAGGTTGCATCCGTAGCCGTCTCCGTTCCGGACTTCCAGACAATAGAGACGTCGTTGCGAATATCTCCGGCCTTAGTTTGGATCTTGATTCCACGCCCGAGAGCTTGATTAGCGTCAAGATCGGTGTATCCATTTGTCGCCAGATACGTTGATCGATGCGTCGAATCTGCATAAGAGATCTGACCTTGCGCATTCTCGTAAAGATAGCCGAGGCCAGACGTAGCAAGATCGGCTACAAGATTCCAAGTTACCGTCTGGTTTGATCCACGAGCTGCAAGTTCGTAATTGCCTGGACGATCTATCTCTCCAAGTCCTGTGTTTTCTGCATCAGCCCAAGTTTGAGTCGCCGGCGTGTAAGTCGCCCACGTGAGAGCTGCTGGAACTTCGCTCCAATTATTAACCAATAAATCTTCGAGAATTGTATAGATTTGGTCGCCGTCGAAATCCTTAGACAAGACGCCCAAAGTCAAGGCCTTCTGGAGTCTTGCAAGGGCTCCTAGAGCCGTGATGGAAACTTCTTGAGTGATTGCGACAGAGCCAACCTGTGAGACGGTTACGGCGACGTCCACAATTGATCCGCCAAATATTGGAACAAATGTGCCAGATGTGTCCTTGACTTGAATTGAAACCGCATCATTGATCTGAGCAGTAACAGCACCTTGATTGAGATTGATTAGATTAATCGTGCAATATCCGGCTTGCGCCTGTGTATAAATATTTGTGCGCCCAGACGAAATTGCAAGATTGGCAAGAACAACATCAGTATATTCGACGCCTTGAATAGTTACTTTCCACTCGGGAGCCCACTGAGTCATCAGAGTGCTACCAGATTACCGCCGCCACCCGTGCCGCGATAATAAGAATCGTTGAGAGTGTCCACGATTGTCCGTGCAGTGCCTTCCTTATCAAAGGCGCCATTAACTGTCAGATTAATCGTCGTTCCCATTCCAAGTCTTTCCGCATTGGCGCGATCGCTTAAACCTCGAGATTCTGCACTTCCGATAAATCCTGTTGAGGCAACAGCTCCGGCGGCTGCGGATGCGACTCCAGACGATGTTGCCGTAGCTGTTGTGCCTGTCGAGGCCGTAACACTTGGAACAGAGATCTTTGGAATAGTAGTTGTCGATGTAGTTGTCTTTGGAATCGTCACGCTTGGAACGTTAATTGATGGAGCCGAAATCTGAGAGACATTAGGCAAGAACGGAATTGAGTTATAGACACGAATCAGAGCATTGATTCCAGCCACGGCTCCAGAGATCAAAGCGTTCAGGCCAGAGATAACCGCTCCGATGACGTTTATGATTCCGCCGGCGATTTCTCCTACCACTTTAAAGGCTCCGCCTAGAACTGTGACCAGAACTGGAACGACGTACTTCTGGATGAATCCGATGAACTCTGTGAAGGCTTCTTTGTTGTCGTCGATCGCTTTCGTAATTGGCTTGAAGAAGTCTGCGAACTTGCCAAGAGCTGGCACGACCTCATTCACGACGAACTCAACAAGTCTCTGGATAATTGGCAGAAGTTGCGCACCGATTGATTCTTTAGCTTCATCGAATGTAACTTTAAGAATCTCAAGCCGTCCGGCGAATGTCTCGGCGTTGGCTGCTGCTGCTCCACCGAATAGATCAGAGAGTCTTTTCTGCGTATCTTCAAATGACATCGCTTTAAGTTCTGCCGAAGATAATCCAATGCCTAACTTGCCAAGAGCTGCCGTGTTTCCGTCGTAGGCCTTGCCCAGTGCATTGGCTACGCCATCCAAGCCTTTACCCGTGGCTTGAGAGATGTCGAGTGCAAGATTGAGAAGATCTTGAGCCTTAGTGACATCATTTGTGGATAGAGACAGCCTCTGCAAGGCCGGCCTTAATTTGTCGTCCGCGACGCCGGTCGCAAGAGATGTCTTGAGAATCTGCTTTTCGACCGAGGCAATCATTTCATTTGTTGCGCCAGTGGCATTCTTTAGCGCAGTGGCAAGTCGTATCTGGGCAGCCTCATCTTCAATTGCAGCTTTGACTCCATCGACTGCGAGCTTGATTGCATACGCTCCTGCGGCAGCTCCTGCGGCAGCAAATGCAAGTCCTGCCTTCTTGCTGAATTCGCCCATCTTTGATGAAGAGTTATCAACGTCTCCATTGGCCTGAGCCAGCGACTTTTTTAGTTGATCTACATCAGCAAGAATCGAGAGCTTGAGTGTTCTTGATTGTGCTGCCATCACCACTCCTTTAATATTCGATCAAAGGCATTTTCCCACTTGGCGATGATGTCTGGCTGTATTTCGCGGAGTGTCGGATAAATAAACCAGCCCTGAGAACCAGCGCCTTTCGGAGATCGGCCTGACCAGATTGGGAATTGCTTATATTTATTAGATCCGAATTCATTACCGCCCCAGAGATCTTTTGTAGTTCCACCACCGGAGAACTTTTGACTTACAAAGCCGAAGGATAGTTCGCCAATCTTTGACGACTTAGAAACACGGGAGCCACTGGCAATCCTGTCGGCTGCCTTACCTCTGGAGACGGCCTTTTGCTGGATTTTGCCTTGAGCAAATTCTGCCAAAGCTGACGACTCTCGTTTAGCTGCATCAGTAGCTTCTCCGTCCATCGCCTTGAATGCCGAAGTGATGCGACGAAGGTCGGCCTTGTCGTAGGCGATCTCAACCTTGTCGCTCATTCTTTTTCTCCAGTATCTCGAAAGCCGTATAGATCTGCTCCGCCGTCGTCCATTCGCTCATCGGTATTCCCGTCGCTATTGCTACCTCGACGAGTATCCGATTTACGCTTCCGGCGGCGTAACTTTTGGGAGCACGTCACCGACTGTCACGTCGGCCACAGTTTCACACCAGATGTCATAGCCCTTGATTGGCTTACCGCCTGCTTCACGCTTCATCGCATTCCACGCAAGGAAGAGAAGATCAGAGATTCCGATCTTCTCCTGCGCTTGCGAGATTGTGCTGCCTGTCTTTTGTTCCCATTTAGCCCACTCTGGCGGCTGAGCTGTGTAAGTGCCGAACTCGCCTGATGTGTATTCGATGGTTATTGGTAGTCTCATTATTGCTCCCGTTTCTTATAGTTGGATTAGCTGAAGGTTGCGACTGGTGTCGTTGAGCAGAGCATTGACCATGAGTCAGTCTCTC